CAGAATCAATTTGATGCTCTATGTTGTTTAGTGTTTAATATAGGGATAGGTGATTCTACAGCTATAGGAGTAGGTGGTTTTACAAATAGCACTGTTAGAAAGGTTATTAATAGAAATGGTAGCTTTAACGAGATTAGAGGTGCTTGGCTACTATGGAAGAAAGCAGGGGGCATGGTTTCTAAAGGGCTACTTAGTAGAAGATTTAAAGAGATAGCACTATATGGCAGCTAAGGTTATACAAACAGTTATATGGGAACCTCAACCTGGCCCACAAACTCATCTTATACAGTGCCCGGTATTTGAGGTATTCTTCGGAGGTGCTAGGGGTGGTGGAAAGACTGAAGCTTCTATAGGTGACTGGTTAGAACATAGTAGTAAATATGGTGAATATGCTATTGGACTATTTGTTAGAAGGTCATTAACTCAACTAAGTGAAGCTATAGCTAGGACTAAGATGTTATTTCCTAAGCTAGGTGCCACTTATAATGAGAAGAAAGCTACTTGGACTATGCCTAATGGAGCTAGGTTAAAGTTTGCATACCTAGAGAGGGATGAAGATGCTAGTAACTATCAAGGGCACAGTTATACTAGGATATATATAGAAGAAGTAGGTGATTTTCCTAGCCCAGCACCTATTCAGAAGTTAAAAGCTACATTAAGATCAGCTACAGGAGTACCTTGTGGTATTAGATTAACTGGCAACCCAGGAGGGCCAGGGCATGGATGGGTTAAACATAGATATATAGATCCAGCACCTCAAGGATATAAAGTTATTAAAGAATCTGAAGAATTAATGATAGATGATAGATTAATTACTATTACTATTGATAGAGTCTTTATACCATCTAAGTTAAGTGATAATAAGCTAGTAATGAGGCATGATCCTAGCTATGTATTAAGATTGAAACAATCAGGCTCAGAAGCTTTAGTTAAAGCATGGTTAGATGGGGATTGGGATATAGTAGATGGCACATATTTTAGTGATTGGGATAGTAGTAAGCATGTATTAAATAGGGAATGGTTATATGAGATACCTAAGAGAGCTACAAGATTTAGGAGTTTCGATTGGGGATCAGCTAAACCATTTAGTGTAGGTTGGTGGGTACTTAGTGATGGTACTTGGGGATTACCTAAAGATGCTATAATGAGATATCAAGAGTGGTATGGAGCTAGTGAACCTAATGTGGGTATTAGGATGGTAGCTACTGAAGTTGCTAAAGGTATTAAGTTAAGAGAGAAAAATGAAGTTATTAATTATTCAGTAGCAGATCCAGCTATATTTATACAGAATGGTGGACCAAGTATAGCTCAGGATATGTCTAAGTTTAGGTGTAATTGGTTCAAAGCTGATAATAAAAGACTTCCAGGATGGGAGCAGTTAAGGATTAGATTAAAAGGTGTTAATGGGGTACCTATGATCTATTTCTTAGAAGATTGTGTAGATACTATTAGAACTTTACCAATATTACAACATGATAAGACTAATGCTGAAGATTTAGATACAGATCAAGAGGATCATGCTGCTGATGATGTAAGATATGCTTGTATGAGTAGACCTTATTATATAGGTGGGGATCCAGCATTGTATAAAAATCCTAGAGCTACTGATGTTTTAGGTGTACCATTGAATGAGATAGTAACTAAATTAACTAATAAACGTAAAGCTAAGGAAAATTGGGAATGACTACTATATTAGAAGCACCTACTAGAGCGCAAAAGTATCTTAAAGATATACATTCTAGGTTAAATGCTGAGAAAAAGTGGAGGGATAAGGCTAAGTCTGTAGTAGAGATATATGAATGTAAGAATACTGAAGAAATACCTTATAATATTTTATATGCTAATACTGAAGTTATAGCTCCTGCTATTTATAGTAGAGTACCAGTTCCTGTAGTTAAAAGAAGGTATGATGATGAAGATCCTATAGGTAAGCAAGCATCTGAAGTAGCTGAGAGGATGCTAGAATTTATTATCAATAATCCTGATCCAGAGTATGATTCTATAGATAATATATTTAAGAAGAATGTGCAAGCTGGGTTAGTACCTGGTAGAGGTATAGCTAGAGTTAAATATGATGCTGAGATATATAAAACTGGTAATAAGACTGAAACTGGTGAAGATGAAGAACAAGTTGGTAAAGAGTTAGTATGTTGCGAGGAGATACCTTGGGATAGATTTATTGCAGGGTATGGTAAAAGTTGGCAAGAAGTACCTTGGATAGCTATTCAACATTTTCTTACTAAGAAGGATGTAGAGGATTTACTAGAAGATGTAGATGGTAAGAAAGCTAGTTTACCAGAGGATTTAAAGTTTACTGCTGGTAATGAAGCTATTAAAAGTGAGAAAGATGCTACTGGTGCTACAGAAATTGATTTACCTGAAGTAGCTAATATATGGGAAGTATGGGATAAAAGGACTTATAAAGTAGTATTTGTAGCAGATGGTTGCAAGGATATTATTAAAGAAGTAGAAGATCCTTTGAAAGTACAGGGTTTCTTCCCTATGCCAGAACCTATACATTTCTTTGAAAGAATTAGTAGCCAAATACCTCAAGTATTATATAGTGTTTATGAACAACAAGCACTAGAATTAAATACAGTATCTGTCAGGATTAGAAAGATTATAGCTGCATTGAAGGTTAGAGGTTTTGTAGATACCGCTATACCTAAGATGGCTGAACTATTCACAATGGATGATAATACTTTACTAGCATTAGAAGGTAGTAATCATTTAGAAGGTAGAGGTTTAGATGGTGCTATCTGGTTAATGCCTGTAGAGAAATTAGTTACTGTATTACAGCAATTATATATGCAGAGAATTCAGATTAAAGCTATTATTCAGGAGTTATCTGGAATAGCTGATATTCAGAGAGGTAATACTGCTGCGTCAGAGACCTTAGGAGCACAGCAACTTAAATCTCAATGGGGTAGTATTAGACTAAAGAAATATCAGAAAGAAGTTAATAGATATGCGGTAGAAATGTACAGGTTAGTTAGTGAAGTAGCTATTCAAAGTTTTAATATAGATACTATTAGTAAAATGACTGGGATACAACTACCTACAGATCAGATGAAACAACAGGCTGCTATATTAGTGCAGCAGGTTCAGCAGCAAATGCAGCAGCAACCTGATTTACAGCAGAATCAAGAGTTAATGGCTAAAGTACAACAAGCTCAAGGATTACAAGCTGCTATAAGTTGGGAAGATGTTATGAAGGTGCTCAAGGATGACTTTACTAGAAACTTTAGAGTTAGTATAGAAACTAATAGTACTTTAGAGTTAGAATATTCAGATGATAAAGATCAAATAGCTGAGTTTATGAATGCTATGGCTCAATTTATGAATGGAATAGCTCCTATGGTAGAGAATGGTACTTTGCCATTTGCAGCAGCTAAAGCTATGATGCTTACTATATGTAGAAGGTATAGATTTGGTGATGAGGTTGAGAAGGAGTTAGAGAAGATGACTGAACCTAAGCCTAAACCCGACCCTAAACAAGAAGCTGCTCAACAAAAGCAACAACAGGATGCTGAGTTACATCAAGCTACTATACAAAAAGCACAGCAGGATGCTCAAATAGTTGCTCAAAAGTTACAGCAAGATCAACAACTACAGCAGCAAGAAGCTCAGATAAAAGAGCAAGAGATGATAGCTAGAGTTAAAAAGATACAAATGGATGAACAGATAGCTACAGTAGAATTTAATAATAAGATGGAAGATTTAGCTAGGCAAGCTAGAATAAGTGAAGCTAAGATGCAGCAACAGTTGAAGAAAGTAGGAGAACAGAATGCCACTATATGATCTAACTTGTAAGAGTTGTGGTGTAGCTACTACTAGATTCATAAAACTGCAAGACCTTGATGAGTTTCAAGAATGTGATGTATGTAGTGGTGAGTTACAAAGAATGATAAGTAAACCATTTGTACAGATAAATAATGTAGGTTATACTTGCCCTATAACTGAAAAGTGGATAGGTACTAAGCAGGAACATAAAAATAATTTAGATAAACATGGTTGTAGATTATTAGAAGATGGTGAGCACCAGCATAATCAACTTTCTAGACAAAGAGCTAATGAAGAGTTAGATAAAACTATAGAGCAGTCCGTAGAGAAAGAGATACTTAGTATGCCTACTGAGAAAGTAGAAAGATTAGCTAAGGAAGTACAAGCAGGTTTTGATATTAAAATAGATAGGATATAATCATGGAAGATAATGTTGATAATAGTGGTAGCGTAGATACTAATCCAGAGATGGGTGAAATGTTAGCTGAGATTAGTACTGGACTATTTCCAGAAACTGAACCTAATAAGAATGCTGATGCAGGAGTAACTACTAATGAATCAGAAACTAAAAAGGAAGATACAACAGCAACTACACAGTCGACTACGACAACGACGCCTATACAAGCAGAAACACTTAAACCAGCTACAGATACTACTACAACAGATAAAGCCCCTAATACCTGGAAACCAGAAGTAGCAGTTAAGTTTACTACATTACCTGATGATGTTAGAGCAGAGATACTTAGACGAGAGCAGGATGTATTTAAAGGAATAGAACAATATAAAGTAGCAGCTGAGTATGGACAAAATGTTTATAAGATGCTACAACCTTATCAGCAACGATTGCAAGAACATAATGTTAATCCAGTAGATTATATAGGTGCATTAGCTAATTTTGATAATATGATACACTCTGCGCCATCACAGGAACAGAAAGTACAGTATTTTAGAGAATTAGCTAATCACTATGGTATTACAGTAGATCATGGGTTGTTTGGTGCTGAAGACTCTACAGTTACAGCACTTAGACAGAAAATAAATCAGTTGGAAAGTAGCGTTAATGCACAGCTAACACAAGCTCAGGCTAAAGAAGTAGCTACTATACAGAAACAGATAGATGAGTTTAAAGCACTACCAGAGCATAAGCATTTTGATGTATTACAACATGAAATTGCAGCACTCTTACAAAATGGTGTAGCTAAAGACTTAAAAGATGCTTATGATAAAGCGCTATGGGCTAATCCTACTACAAGGCAAGCTGAGTTAGACAGACTGCAAGCAGATAAAATAGCTAAAGATACTGAATTGCAGAAAAAGGCTTTAGAAGAAGCTAAGAAGAAAAAAGGAGCTAATGTTAGGTCTACAGTAGCTGGTAGTAATGGGGCTAAGAAAACTATAGATCAAACATTAGAAGATACATATGACGCACTTATGAGTAGTGCTTCTCATTAATTAAGGAGTTTTAATCATGGCCTCACCAAATAGTACTTTTACGGAATTAGTTTCTACTACTTTCCGAAATCATAGAACTGAGATTAAAGATAACGTTACTAAAAAGAACGCTTTATATCATAGGTTAGTAGGTAAAGAGCGATTTCAGCTTGAAGATGGTGGATTGAGTATAGTGGTTCCACTGGATTACGCTGAGAATGGTAGCTATCAGCGATTTAGTGGTTTTGATCGTTTGGATATTTCACCATCAGATGTTATTAGTGCAGCAGAGTTTCAATGGCGCCAGATAGCTATTAATGTTATTGCTAGTGGTCAAGAGTTGAGAACTAATAGTGGTAAGAGTCAGATTATTAAATTAGTTAAAGCTCGTACTACTAATGCTATTCGTAGTTTCCGCAATAACTTTAGTTCTGATTTATATAGTGATGGTACTCTATCTAATCAGATTAATGGTTTACAAGCATTAGTAGCTGATGCAGGTACAGGTACTGTAGGTGGTATAGATTCTAGTACTTATACGTTTTGGAAAAATAAGGTGCAGAGCGCTGCTGCTCCATTACAAGGTGGTGCAGGTATTACTCCTGGAAATACTACTATGGAATCATTAATGCAACCACTTTGGCTAGCATTGGTTCGTGGTGATGATAAACCTGATTTGATTGTTAGTGATAATAACTATTTTACATTCTATGAAATGGGGCTAGTAGCTAATAAACGCTATACTAATACTGAGAATGGTAATAGTGGTTTTACTGAGTTGAAGTATAAGTCAGCAGATGTTATCTTTGATGGTGGAAGTGGTATTCCTACTAATCATATGTATTTCTTGAATACTGATTATTTTACAATTACAGCGCATCGTGATGCTGACTTTGTAGAGTTACCAGAAGCAAGACCTACTAATCAAGATGCAGTTATTATGCCATTTATCTGGATGGGTAACTTAACTATTAGTAATCGTTCACTACAAGGTGTTTTGAAAGCTTAATAGTTGCTTAATAACTAACTTTTTATAAATGGAGTAATGAGATGACTACTAGAAATTGGAATATATTAGATGGACATGCTGGGTTTCAGCCTATTGAGGATACCTCTACTACACAGAATCATACGTTAGGTACAGTTGTTGAAGCTAGACATGCTACTTATGGTGTTGGTAGATTTATGTATGCTAAAGGTGTTGCTAGTACAGTAGCTGGTGATGTTTGCATGATTGATACTTATGGTACTTTAACGGTACGTGTAGTAGCTGCTACTAGAGGGCCTATTGGAGTAGCTATGAGTGCTAATGTAGCTAATCAATATGGTTGGTATCAAATTGAAGGTTCAGCAGTGGTTAATGCTGGTACTGTAGCTGCTCAAGGGCAAGTATTTAGTACAGCTACACCAGGTGTTGTAGATGACGCTGTTGTTATAGGTAGTTGGGTAGTAGGTGCTATATTTAAGACTAATGATGGTACACCTAGTGCTGGTAAAGCTATTGCAGCTTTATCACGACCCAGCATGTGCGGAGTTCCTGCCTAGAGGTTACTAGGTAATTTAAGATGGGGATGCTTAGATAGATCCCCACTTCCTTATAATAAATAGAGGTTTAATATGCAAATACTAGCAGAGTTACCACCATTTGTAGAGTTTGAAGAGGTGGAGATTGAAGATAGAGAAGCTACTTTGAAAGCTGGTGAGTTTGTAGGTATACCAGTAGATATGATTAAAGTGCATCCAGCAGGTTCTAAGGATTGCATAGTTAGAAACTATAAAGAGTGGTTAGAGCAGAAGAAACAAGATGCTAGTGAAGGTAGATTCCCTAAGACTCATTTATTTGCTATTCAGGAACAGTATCAAGCATGGAAAAATGGTACACCTAAACCTACTTATGGTACTCCATTAAAAGATTGGAAACATGCTACACCTCAATTGTTAAAAGCTATGAATGCAGTGCATATTTCTACTATTGAAGAATTAGCTTTATGTAATGAAGAGACTATTAAACGGCTAGGTATGGGCTCTAGGGTATTGAAAAATAAAGCAGAAATGTTTATGCGTGGTGAGAAAATACCTGAAGATATTATGTTCTCTCATAGTGAAGTTAGTGATAAGATTGCTGGTAAGAAAGCTACTAGTATAGAAGTAGATGGTGAAGAAGTAACTGCTGATGAACTAAAACTTAATATAGCAGATGAACCTAAAACTATTAAATTAGCTTCAGGTAAGAAAATAGATACAGCTACAGTTTAATAGAGGTCATAATGAATATACTTAGTATCATACAAGAGTTTTGTAAAAGGACTGGTATTAGGCAACCTAGTGCAGCTATGACTTCTAATGATGCTCAAGTATTACAATTAGTAGCTTTCGCGAATGAGATACTAGATGATTTAATGATGAATCATGCTAGATTTAGCCAGCAAGTTATTATAAAAACATGGACTAGCACTGGTGCAGAGGTTCAAGGAAGTAGGGATACATTATTTCCTGGGTTTTTATGGTTTATGCCTAACTCATTCTATGATAGAACTGCTGTTATTAATATTAGAGGACCATTAACTCCTGAAGAATGGGAGAGGTTGAAAGCTTTATCTGCTTATAGTTCTGTATATCCTAGTTATAGGTTTATAGGTACTGATTTACACTTATATCCGGTAGTACTAAATACTCATACGCTAGCGGTAGAGTATAAAAGTGAATATTGTGTATTAGATGCTACTAACACTGCTAAGAAATACTTTACAGTAGACACAGATACTCCTACTATTAATTCTACTATAATATTACTAGGGTTAAGATATCTTTGGAAGAAAGAGAAAGGTATGGATTATTTACCTGCTCAAGATATGTATATCAAAGCTGTTAGATCCTTAGGTAGCCAAGATGGGCAGAAAACTCAGATAGATATGGGTGCTGAAGCTAATAGAGTTAAGCCTGGTATATATATTCCTGATAGTAACTGGCCAGTAGGTTAATATGAGAGCTAGAAGTAAAACAGTACCAGCGCCTACAGGTGGTTTAAACGGGTTAGATTCTATAGCAGATATGCCTAGTGCTGATGCTATAGTATTGGATAACTTTTGGCCTACTTCAGCAGGTATGACTGTTAGAAAAGGTTGGACTACTTTTGCTAGTATACCTACTGATAATCCACCAGGTAGTCCTCATGATATTAGAAGTTTAATGAGTTATATAAGTCCTACTGGTACCAAGAAACTATTTGCAGGTGATAAGTCTGGTATATGGGATATTACACCGGGTGGAGCAATTGCTGCTGTTTCAGTAGTAGGTACTAACGGTGAGTGGCAATCAGTTAATACATCTACAGCAGGTGGTAACTTCTTACTAACTTGCAATGGTATAGATAAGATGTGTTTGTATAATGGTACATCATGGGTAGCTTTAGATGGAGTTAGTGTTCCATCTTTAACTGGTATAACTTCTACAGATTGTACTTATCTTCATGTATTCCAGACTAGAGTATATATAGCACTTAAGAATACTCTTAACTTTGCTTATTTAGGAGTTAATGCGGTAGCTGGTGCAGCTTCTATATTCTATTTAGGAGCAGTATTTAAGAAGGGTGGTAGTATACTATGTATAGATAGTTGGACTATAGATGGTGGTAATGGTTTAGATGATCTTATAGTATTTATTACTACTGAAGGTGAGGTAGCTGTATATAGGGGTTATGATCCTAGTAATGCAGCTACCTGGAGTTTAGTAGGTGTATATTATATAGGTAAACCAGTATCTAAGAATTGTACAGCTAAGATAGGTGGTGATTTAGTTATATTAACTACTAATGGATTATACCCATTGTCTAAAGCTCTAGCTAATATATTATTTGATAGATCATCAGCAGTTAGTTATAAGGTACAGAACGCTTTACAGAACTATATAGATGTAACTGGTACTAGCTATGGTTGGAGTGTGTTACAATATCCTGGCCCAGGGATGTTACTTATAAATATACCTTATAAGAGTGATGATGCTTCTAATTATATATATTCATATCAGTTAGTGATGAATACAACTACTATGCAATGGGCTAGGTTTACAGGTATGACTGCTGAAGCATGGTGTGTACATGATGGGAGTTTATATTTTGCAGCACATAATAAAGTTAATAAAGCATGGACTGGTAGCACTGATAATAGTGGTAGTATTATAGCTAAAGCGAAGCAAGCATTTAGTGTTCTAGGTAGAAGTGGTGGTAATAAGCATGTAAAGATGTTAAGACCTATATTAACAGGTAATGCAGCAGCTAATTTCTCAGCTAGTTTAGATACTAACTTTGATAACGATGCAGCTTTGCAATATACTCATATAGATAATGTAGCTTCTTCAGTCTGGGATGTAGCTAAATGGAATGAGAGTTTATGGTCTGGCAATAGTACTACTATGGATTGGATAACTTTAGCAAACACACCAGCTATGTATTTTTCTCTTAATTTTAAGATAGAGACGATTAATTCAGGCATATCCTGGGTATCTACTCAGTATTTAATAGAAAATTGTGATTCTGTATTATGAGTAGACATAACTATAAAATAACAATAGAGTCCT